TGAGGGACTCGATCAAGATTTCAATAGCTTGGACGCGCAGCGGGAGTCTGCGGAGGCTTTCATCCTGAGTCAACGGCGAGAGGGGTGGCACGCGCTCGCCCGGCGTTACGATGATGGCGGCTATTCCGGTGCAAATATGGAGCGCCCAGCGTTGAGGCAACTGCTGGCGGATATCGAAGCCGGAACATTGGACTGCGTTGTCATGTATAAGCTGGACCGCTTGACGCGATCCATGAAGGATTTTTTCAAGATCATGGAAATCCTCGACCGTCACAAGGTGACGTTTGTATCGGTGACCCAGCAGTTCAACACCACGACGTCGATCGGGCGCCTGGCCTTGAACATCGTAATGTCCTTCGCGGAGTTTGAGCGGGAGACGATTTCCGAGCGTACACGGGATAAGATGCGTGCAGCCCGGCGCAAAGGGAAATGGATCGGGGGCTTCCCGATCCTTGGCTACGACGTGGCGCCCAAAGGCGGAGCGCTGATCGTAAATGCGGCGGAAGCCAAGCGTGTTCAGGAGATTTTTCGCTTATTCCTGGAGCTGGGCTCGCTCCTTCTAGTCGTCGAGCAACTGGACCGTCGCGATTGGCGAATGAAGGCCTGGACCACGCGCAAGGGTCGCGTGCGTGGCGGGTCACGGTTCAGCAAGACCACTCTCTACGCGCTACTGACCAATGTGATTTACACCGGCAAAGTAAAGTTTGAAGAAAGGCTTATCGACGGCGAACACCAGCGAATCGTCGACGATGGCACGTTCGATCAAGTGCAGGAACGTCTAAGCCGCAATGGCAGGAAGGGCGGCCGCGGAGTCCGTAACAAGCACAGCGCTCTCCTCAAAGGCTTGGTCGAATGCGGCAGCTGCGGCACGCCGATGATTCACACCTACGCTCAGAAAAAGAACACTCGGTACCGTTATTACATCTGCGCGAGGGCCCACCATCGTGGCTGGAACAAATGCGAGACGCGATCGGTATCGGCACCAGAGCTGGAAGGTGACGTGATCAACAACCTTCGGGGCTTTGCTCAGAACCCGGCGATGCTCTCCGAAGTCCTGCAGCGGCTGAAAGAAGGTCGTGAACCAAACGCGCCAATGGCTGACCCGGGCGAGGTCGCAGGCGCGCTGTTGAAGTTCGACCCCTTGTGGGACCAGCTCACGACGTGCGAGCAGGAAACCTTCATTCGCACCTTGGTCTCGAAGGTGAGATACGACGGCAGAACCGGAGAAGTCACGGTCGGATTTCACAGCGAGGGCATCAAACAACTTTGCAGTCCGGGCGGAGCGATTGAATGACCAACTCGCCACTCGAGATTCAGTTCAATCTGCGAACGAAGCCGCGCGCCGCGAGCGAGCGCGCTGAGCAAGTTGGATCCCCGAAGGCCGGGCGGCTGCCGCGAGTCACACAGGTTCTCGCCTTGGCGATTCATCTGGAAGACATGATCAGGCGGGGTGAAGCCAAAGATTATGCGGACCTAGCGCGGCTGAGCTGTTTGTGCCGGGAGCGGATAAGCCAGATCGTTCGCTTGAACTACCTCGCGCCCGACATCCAGGTGGAATTGTTGTACCTTCCTCCGACACCGACGGGCCGCTATCCGGTCAGTGAGACTGCAGTTCGAAAAATCGCTAGTCTGCGCTCCTGGACCGATCAGCGGCGGGAATGGACGGCACTCAAGCAGAGGCATCGCCTGGGTGTCTGAGCAGCCCTGAGCACTCCTGACCACTCCTGATATATCTCATTGTAAAAACGGTATTTACTTCTGGACTATCCTCCCGTCATCGCTTACATTTGGGGAAGGATGACACCGGCTGCCTCGATCCGCGATTCCGTCGTGTTCGGCGGCAGCCGTGAAGAACTGCTGGCTGCGAAAAATAATGCGCCATCTCTCACAGGAGGGGGCTGAATGAAGATCGAGATCCGCCCGCTGAGCGAAATCTATCCGTACCCAAAGAACGCTCGCAAGATCCCGCAGAGCGCGGTCGATAAAGTAGCTGCATCGCTCCTGGCCTTTGGTTGGCAACAACCGATCGTGGTCGACAAAGAAGGAGTCATAGTCTGCGGTCATGTCCGCCGCCTGGGGGCGCTCCAGCTCGGCTGGACCGAGGCACCGGTCCACGTCGCCGACAAGCTGACGCCCGCGCAGACTCGCGCATACAGGCTAATGGACAACCGGTCCCACGAAGAGGCCGAATGGGATTTTTCGCTGCTGGCCCCCGAGCTTGCGGATCTAAGTGCGCTTGATTTCGATCTCGCGCTGACAGGATTCGATGTGCACGAACTCGACTCGCTACTGCGCGATCCGATGGATGAGGAGAAGGCAGATCAGGCTCCGCCTCTACCGGAAAACGCCGTAACGCGCCCTAACGATCTGTGGATCTGTGGTGAGCATCGGGTCTTGTGCGGGGACGCCACGAGCCCAGAGGCGGTCGCACGGTTGCTCGGCGAGCGGAAGCCGCTGCTCCTGGTCTGCGATCCCCCGTTCGGAATTTCCCTCGACTCCGAATGGCGCGATCGCGCGGGCCTCAACAAGCACGGGCCAGCGGAGGCGAGCTATATGAAGCATCGGACTGAGGGTCACCGGAACACGACCATCTCCTCCGACACGCGCGCCGACTGGTCGGAAGCGTTCGAGCTGGTGCCGAGCCTTCAGATCGGGTACGTGTGGCACGCGAGCATCTATACGCGCGAGGTTCTCGACGGGCTGCTGCGCATAGGCTTCCTGTATCCGCAACAGATCATATGGAACAAAGGCCGGACGGTGCTGACGCGCACTCACTACTGGTATCAACATGAGCCAGCTTGGTACGTGCGGAAGAAAAACGCTCCTTGGTTCGGCAAGGCCGGCGAAAACTCGACTATTTGGGACTCGCCCTCCCCCAAGTTCATCATGGGCGGCAGCGACGAAGAGAAGTGGGACCACCCTACGCAGAAGCCGGTCGAGTTGATGCGGCGGCCGATACTGAACCACCTTCGCTGCGGCGAACTGGTATATGACTCGTTTCTGGGCAGCGGCACGACACTCGTCGCCGCGGAACTCACCGAGCGCGTGTGTTACGGTCTGGAACTCGATCCGAAGTACGCAGATGTGATCATCACCAGGTGGCAATCCCTGACGAACAAGAAAGCCACGCTCGACGGCGACGGCCGGAGCTTCGAAGAAATTGCACGGGAGCGTCTCCCGGAGGCGGCATGAATCGAACGCTGCCGCCGCGAGATCGCGGAAATCGAATCGATGATCCTCTCCGGGCAGCCCGATCTGCAAGGGTTATGTCTGGCGCTTGCGGACTGGTCGGCGGAGTTGAGGATCCTGCTGAACGAAAAACGCCGCCAGGGCAAACCCGGCGGCGCGAAGGGAACCCGTTACTCTGGCTAGGAAATGATCCGATAGGCGCGCTCCTTGTCTTCCGTGCGGAAGGAGTCGACCTTGAGGCCCAGCTTCTTGACCAGCGTTCCGCTGACGAAGCCGCGAACTGTGTGACTTTGCCAGGCAGTCTTTTTCATGATCTCGGCCAGCGTGGCTCCGCTCTTACGGCGCATCAGCTCGATAACTTCGGCCTTCTTGCTGCCGTCGCGCGCTTCGTTCGCGCCGTGTCGCGCCCGGACGGGTCGTTTTCCCTTGACCGGGGACTTCTTCGACCTTGGCTTGGCCGGTGCGACAGGCGCCGCCGGTTGCGCAACGTCCTGGGACAGACGCTGGACCGCCTTCCAGATACGGGCAACTGCCCCTTTCCGGCTCGTGAACTTCTTGACCGGCTTCAGATCATCGAAGGGAGTGACTCCCGCAAAGCTGTTCCAGACGTCCACCAGCCGGGACGCCGGCCAATCGGCGCTCAATTTCCCCAGCTCTTTTTGGCTGGTGAAGGTTTCTCCTGTGGCGGCGTCGGCCGGTTTCCCGGAAAACGCCGTGATGTTGTTTTCGGTGTTGAGAGTGAAGGTTGTCATAGCGACACCATTCATCACTCTGTTTGCCTGAAAAGCCAAGCGGAATCTGCACACGGAAGGGAGACCTTCTGATGCCCGGCGGAACACGACCTGGAGCCGGCCGCAAAGCCGTGACGATTAACCTGGCGGAACTCGAAAAGCTGTGCACCCTTCAATGCACAGATGAGGAAATAGCTTCCTTTCTCGGGGTGAGCTTGCGTACCGTCGAGCGGAGAAAGAAGAAACCTGCGTTTGCCGAAGCCATGGAGCGCGGCAAAGCCAAGGGCCGATTGTCGCTACGCCGGAGCCTGTGGGGTCTGGCGGCTAAGGGGAATGCGGCCGCCAATATCTTCCTTGCCAAGAATCTGCTCGGGTACAAGGACTATTTCGCCAACGAACACACCGGCCCGGACGGCGCACCAGTCCAGTTCTCTTTGCAGGGGCTCGATGCGATCCTCAATAACGCCCGAACAAGAACAAAGAGTCCTTCGGATCACTGAGGACCCCGTGCTGTTCGCTCAGGTCATGCTCGGTCATGACGTATGGTTGAAACAGCGCGAGATCCTCGCATCGGTCGCGGCACACCCGCGCACGGCGGTTAAAGCCTGCCATGCCAGTTCCAAAAGTTTTTCGGCGTCGGAGGTGGTCTTGTGGTGGATTACCAGCCGGCCGCAGGCCATCGCGGTGACTACATCGCCCACCTGGACACAAGTGGAGAAGGTGCTGTGGGGTGAGATCCGTGGTGCGGTCTCCCGTGCGAACATCCGCTACCCCAAGCCCACCGCCACGTCGCTTCATCTCGGCCCTGGACGCTATGCCATCGGTCTTTCCACCAACGAGGGGGTTCGCTTCCAAGGGTTTCACGGGTCGGTGCTGATCGTGCTCGACGAGGCACCCGGCATACGGCCGGAAATCTACGAAGCGATCGAAGGCATCCGGGCAGGAGGCGATGTGCGGGTGCTGGCGCTGGGCAATCCCACCATTGCCAGCGGGCCCTTCTACGACGCTTTCACCACGAACCGCGAGGGTTGGAACCTGATCACGATTTCCGCGTTCGATACTCCCAACCTGAAAGGAATCACGCTGGAGCGTTTGTTGGAGCTCGATGAGAAGGAATTAGATCGTAATCCGCTACCGTATCTGACGGGCCGGCGTTGGGTCAAGGACAAGTTCTTCGAATGGGGTCCCGGCCATCCGCTGTGGGAGGCGCGTGTTCTTGGCAATTTCCCGAAGCAATCGGAGGACGCGCTGCTTTCGCTGAC